GGTTCAAGTAGCGCAAAACGACTGGTGCAATTGCTGCAACACCTGCCATAAGCAAGGTTTTTGGATCACTAACGCCAGCCATGTAAAGCGTCAAAACGGCAGCTAGAAACGAGCGTCCCCATGAAGCTGCTATTGCTTTGGCTTTATCCATTTTTTTGTCTCCTTTTTTGGTTTGACTTCTTTTGCAGGTAATTCAATTTTTGGGTATTCGCCCTTGTACGGCACAAACTTTGGCAAACCAAAACCAACAATGTCACGCTTTAATGATCGTTGCTTAATCATAACCATGCCGCCATTGCGCTGATCGCCTGTCCCAGATGTGTTGCCCTCAATGCAAGTAACAACGTCACTGCCATGCTCAAAATCAATAACAATACCAATGTGCGAAATACGATCAACACCGTCATGTGGAAAGTCCATAAATGCCAATGCGCCTAAGCTTGGCAAATGTGACCAACGGTTTGTTTCTTTAAATTTATGCGCGCCAATCGCAGTTGACACGACTGAATGAATCTTGACCCCAGCTTGATCAGCACACCAATTTACAAATGATCCGCACCAGGGCAAACCGTCTGCCTTTGTAAATTTGCCGTATTTTGTAAGGTTGTTGCCTTCCTCGACTGTCCCAACCTCAGCTGCTGCAACTTCGATCAACCTGGCATTTGTGCCCTGCGGGTAAGTCATGGCGCAATTGGGAATTCTGCGTCGTCGGCTTTTCCGCCTTGTGCTGGTAAATCACGCAATGCTTGACGATAAGTTGCCCACGCTGCTTTATCTACTGGAGCATCAGGTAACTGAGTCCAATCAGAAACAGCAAGTTGATTATTACGCCATAACTTAATTTGTTCCCATTTTTGATCATTTGTGGCATCTGGAAAAATTGGATTAAACATGAATGTCATTTTATGCCGCCTCGTATGTTGCTCTGATTGAAAAAACGTCATTTGTAGCCCAAGTAAATGGAACTGTTGATGTGATCAAAACATAATTTGCATAACTGCCGCTGGCGCCTACTGCAAAAAGTCTTAAACTATCCGCATAAGGATTTCCAGCTGCGCCTACATATTCACCTGTACCTGCATCTTGCAATGTGACATTTGCTTGGACAGAAGTTGTCATTGCTGCGTTTACGGGTAAAAGCACGTATGGATCAGAGCCCATTGATGAAGTCGATCCCAAAGTGACTTTTATTTCAACAAGTACAACTTTTCCAATTTGCAGATAACGACCGACTGCCGTTCCATTGCCTAAAGTAAAATTGACAAATGTTGGTGTATAAGTCGTATAAGTACCAGCCCACTCTAAGCCCGTCGCCGCGCCCGAATTAGCTCGCAAAAATAAATTATTTGCGCCAACTGCTAAGCGAGCAGGTGTATCGGCTGCGGTTGCTGCAACAAGATCGCCCTTAGCGTCAACAATTGAGTTTTGGATTGCGTCGGCGTCGTCAGGTGTCACCCAGGTAAAATCCATGTTTGTATTTGTAGCCTTGGCCAAAACTTGACCAGTCGTGCCACCAAGTAAATCTTGCAGTGATGTCGCAACTGCCTGTCCAAAAACCTCAAAGTCAGCTGGTAAATCCGTGACAAGATCACTAGCTGTGGGCATTTGCCACGAAAACGGATTAGTAGGGTTTGCCATGTTGTCTCCTCGTTAGGTGATAATTGTTGCACGTGCCCAGTCAAGCGTTGGCGACACGCCCGACCAAGTAAATGCAGCTGAGATTTCATTCCATTGCAATGCCTGCAATGAATAAGCCACTGGTGTGACCAGCAACGAAATTGAAAGGGTGTTGTAACCCGCACGAAATGTCCAGCCTTCAACAAAGCCTTGAAAGATCGATCCCATGTTGCTGGGTAGGTCAGCAATAGAAACTGGCATACCCATAAAAGCATTGATCAAACTATCGCGATCTGAGTCGTCCACTTCAGGGTTGGTTAGGTCGTACGTAATCTCTTTAAAGATTGGCTGCGGGTCTTTACGTAGTGCCAAATAAAAATTGGCTTGCGCGGTCGCGTCAGCTGCGTTGTGCAATGTTGTCGTGATGATTTGTGAAAGTGTGCCATAGTTAAGAATTGAAGTTGCGTCGCTGGCACTTCGTTCGCTGCTGCTGGTTGCGCCAAATTTGATTGTTAGATTGTTGCGGACGTCGCCCGCACGGGTTTCAGTACGCAAACCAGCTGCCCTCGCATGATTGGCGGTCAGTTGTACATACCCGTTGTTTTGCAGGTATTGGCTGCGGTGTGTGGCGTCAGCGTAAGAAATGCGGCCTTGCGCGTCCTCGTAAATGTAGCCAAGCCCAGATGTAGCCAATGCGGAAACCAAGGAATACACGTCGGTTCGCTCGGTTGACCTGGCTGCCAATTCGTAATCACCTGGACGGTCAATTTCACCTAAGCCTACGTTTTCGGCATTTGCCCAAGTGGTTGTTGGCTCGTATGTTGCCCAGGTCAATGCCCCTGGTACTTCTGCCCAAGTGTTAAGCAAAAGGTCTGACAGGATTTCCCAAATTTGATCGCCGTCAAAATCTTTGGCCAATACCCCGTTGGTTAAGGCTTTTGGCAAACGCGCCAATGCGCCCAGCGCGGTGATGTTATAGGTCTGTGTAAACATGGTTGAACCGACGTCACGAACCTGCAAACCAATGTCCACGACATTGCCACCGAAGATCGGCACAAAAGTGTTTGCTGTGTTTTTGATCTGAACGGAAATTGTTGAATTGATTGAAACAGGGATTGTTGCCTGGTTCAAATCGATCAATTGAATTTGTAGATAACCCGCTTGGGCTTGCTCGTAAATGTTACGTCGCCCGCTGGTGATTACTAGATCAGCCAAAACCGCGTCAGTGTATTCAACGCCGTCAATTTTAACCTGCCAAACAGGATTCCATTGCGTCATGCGATTTGTAGGCTAGTTGCGCCGCCCGTGCCACGGTAGTAGGAATTGTTCAAGGTATCGACGATTGTTCGTGCTGTGCCTTCAGGATCGATTGCCCCGTTGACGTTTACATTTATTGTCGTGCCTGAAGCTGCCATAATTCCTGCCAAGGTATTAGTGTTGACGCCAGATGTGCCAAAAGGGAACCCTCTTGATGACGCAGCTTCAATGCCTGCAAGAGTTGTCGTGCCGCTTGTGAAGTTATCAAATGCGCCTGCAATGTTTGTGATTGCTTCAGCTGCTTTTGCTGCCACGGTAGCAACTGATCCGCCGCCACTTGTCAGGCCAGTCCCACCACCGCCACCGCCTCCACCACCGCCTGTCAAACCAGTAGTTACACCAGTGCCAGTTGTTACGGTTGGTGTTGTCAAAGTTGTACCAGTTGACATTGAAAAATTACCTAGCGCGCCTGTGCGTGTTGAGCCTGAGCTATCGCCAATTTTTGGAATCAATGAAATGTTACCTAAAAATGGAATTGCGTTGTAACCCTTGATCAATAAGTTTATGCCGTCAATGGCTGTGTTGATTAATGGTTTGATTGCACCTAACACGTTGGCGATAATGTTTAAAACAATGTCTGCAACTTTACCGATTGCGTTGAAAGCGTCTCCCAGCACTTTACCAATAACTGGTGCAGCAGCTTTGATGACATCAAAAAAGGCTTGAAACTCATCTTTGTTTTCAAGCACCGTTTTTTTAATTCGATCAAATGTGTCTTTGAAAGCGTTAAAAATTGGTGTAACAATGCTTTTAATAATGCCAGCAACATCACTGATGACTTTGCCGAAGCCTTCGCCGTCGGTAAGACTAAAGGCTTGTGAAAAGGCATTGATTGCCGGCAATGCGTTTTGATTGATAAACTGCAAAAGTTTGTCAAGGATTGGAAGCAAGGCAACACCGACGGTTTCTTTTGCTTCATCAAATGCAACCTGAACGCGTGCGATCTTGCCTGCGTACGTGTCAGCGTTTCGCGCGGCAGCACCACCAAACAATTCAGTCAGGCGACCTTGCACCTGCTCGAATGACATTGTTTTTAATTCGGCAGTCGATAAGCCGACTCCTAATTTACCCAGGGCAGCTGTGTTGCCGTCGTAAGCTTTGGCCAGTGAATTTGCTACTGCTTCGACTGGCTTGCCCGTTGCTGCGCTGATGTCTAGTGCCGTGGAAAGTAAATCTTGCGCCTTTGTGATGTCGCCTGTCGATCTGACCAACCGACCAAGTGCGGGGCGCAATTCGTCATCAGCAACACCAGTGGCCAATGACATTTGAAGAATCGATTGTTCGGTTGCCTGGACTTGCGCCTTTGTAGCACCTGTTGCATTTTCTAAAGCAAGGGCTAATTGTGTTTGTGCTTTTTCGTCAGCAATTGCAGCCTTTACGCCGTCAATACCAATTGCGATTGCGGCAGCACCAGCAGCGGCAGCAGCTGCGGCAAACGCCTTACCGATCTTTACGCCAGCCTTACCGATCTTGTCGCCAAAAGAATCGACGTCTCCACCAGCGGTTTTCAGCGATTTGTTGAGACTGTCAACGTCTCCAAGAATCGAAAGTTTAAGGGTACGACTGCCAGCCATTAGTTGTACTTCCTAACTATCGTTGAAAACGCTTCTTCCCACTTTTTTAAAATCTCAGGTTGAACGGCTCTCAATGTCGGATAGATAAACCAGCCACGTGTGCCACGGCCTTCACGGCCTGACCACACTGGAAACTGCTTGTAGCGATTCGATCCAAATTCGTAGCCGCCCCAAACTTGTTGAGTCGTGCCGCCACCGCTTAATTTTTGACGTGCAAAACCATAGGAAATCTCGCCAATTTTTGATGACTTGGAAACTGTTGCACCGCTGGCAATAATTGAGGCAACACGATTGTTTGCTGATCCTGCTGTGCCAATAACTTTTTGTTTGACGTATTCTGCAAGCTCTGACGTTTTTTCTTTTGCTTGCTTTGTAGCTTCTTCGTCCATTGCTTTAAAAGATTTTACAATGGCACGCAATTCAGCCTTGTCATAGCTGATCGCGTCCTTAGCCATTTGCTCGCCTTTCCAAAATCTCAATGACCGTCAAAATGTCTTCGGCGGTTTCAAATACGTCTGGTGGTAGCCCCGTGGCCAAGGCTACCTCCCAGACAATTCGACTTAGGCTTCCGACTGGGTAGCTTTTGGGTTTGCTTCACCAACAATCACTTCGGCAATTGTTTCTGTCCAAATGTCCATTGGCTTAACAGGTTTGCCCGCAGCTTCGCGCTTCATGGCGTGATAGGCCAAAAAGACTAGATCGGAAATGCCGATCTTTTCTTGCGCTTGTGCAATGGTGTTGCCTGTGTGTTTTTCCCATTTAACCCACTCAGGCGGCGCAGCTGTGTAAGTGATCTGCGTGCCGTCGTTGTATTCAATT